TAACTCTTGACAACATGGTTATTTTATAGTATAATATTACTCTAAATGGGAGATTTTTAAGTTGATTTTCTTTGATTGGAAAAAGGTACAAAAACTGAGTGGAGGTAAATCTAAAAACGTTGTAAGAATAATGACTATATTTTCTTACGGAATTAAGATGCCTCGAAAAGATAAAAATATAAGCCTATTTTACAACCAAGATATAAGTGGCGATAGCTATTTATTGAATCCTAGAGAGATATTTAAAAACAAACTACAAGTAAGTTTTGAAGAAATGGCACTTTATATAGAGCTGGCAAGTCTTAGAAATTACTTAGATTATAAATGGTATGGCGTACATACGTTACCATTGAAATACACAGAGATAGACCGGAAGACTATAGAGAATAATACTCTTTTAAGTATAGATGGTCAAGATAATATAACATTTTATTACGAAGGAAAAGAAAATGGCAATTAAATTTGGAAATATTGAAGGTAAAGCTAAAAAGAGTTCAGTTGAGGCTTATACCTATAAAGAAGGCAACAATTCAATACGTATGGTAGGAGATGTTCTTCCTAGATATGTATACTGGCTAACAACAGCAGACGGCAAAAGAGTTCCTATGGAATGTCTTGGCTTTGATAGAGATAAAGAACAATTTACAAATCTTGAAAAAGACTGGGTAAGACACTACTTCCCAGACCTTAAATGTTCTTGGGCATACGCAGTACAATGTGTAGACGAAGATAACAAAGTAAAAATACTTAATCTTAAAAAGAAGTTATTTGAGTCTGTAATGGTAGCCGCAGAAGATTTAGGCGACCCTACAAATACTGAAACAGGTTGGGCACTAGCATTTAAAAAGCAAAAGACCGGGCCTCTACCTTTTAATGTAGAGTACACCCTACAGGTTCTTAAGTGTAAGCCAGAACCTTTAAATGCAGAGCAGTTAGAAGCTATTGAAGAGCTTCCTAACATTGATGATGTAATCACTCGTCCTACTCCAGACCTACAGAGAGATTTTATAGAAAGTAGAGTTTTAGAAAATGCTGGTAGTAGCAGTGTGCCAGATGAAGTTGCAGAAGAAGTAAAAGAACTACTGTAAATTCAATTAATTAATTAGCCCCAGGTACTGGGGCTTTTTATCACCTTTAGGAAACACCTATGAAAATTTTATTCAGCGCCGATTGGCACATCAAGTTAGGACAAAAAAGTGTTCCTCGCAAGTGGGCGACCAATAGGTATGAATTACTGTTCAAAGAATTATACAAGTTAGAAAAAACTGTAGACCTTCATGTAATAGGAGGAGATTTATTTGATAGAATGCCTACACTAGACGAGTTAAGTTTATACTTTAAATTCATCAAAGGTGTAAAGATAAAAACTATTATATACCCAGGAAATCACGAAGCACTACGGAAAACTACAACCTTTTTCTCTAACTTAAAAGAAGTAACTCATGCTATAAACCCATTAGTAACGATTCTAGACGATTATTACAAACTGGAAGATATGGATTTCATTCCATATAACAAATTAAAAGTATTCGACCCTAAAGATTTTAGTGGTAGAACTCTATTCACTCACGTTCGTGGTGAAATCCCCCCTCATGTAACCCCTGAAGTAGACTTAGACCTATTTAAACGCTGGGAGCTGGTTGTTGCAGGAGATCTACATTCACATTCAAATTCTCAAGGTAACATAGTTTACCCTGGAAGTCCTGTCACTACTTCTTTTCACAGAAATCCTGTAGACACAGGAGTACTACTATTCGACAGTAAAACATTAAATTGGTCGTGGCTAAAACTAAAACTGCCGCAACTTATTAGACAAACAGTGGGTCATCCAGACCAAATGATTGAAACTCATTATCATCATACTATTTATGAAGTAGAAGGAAATGTAGCAGAATTAGTAAAAGTAGACAAGGATAATAAGTTGTTAGATAAAAAACTTATTAAAAGACACAACGACTCAGCACTAATTCTTACTCCAGAAATGACATTAGAAGAAGAATTAGCAGAATATTTACAATATATTTTAGGCTTAAATGAAAAGAAAGTAAAAGAAGTCTTAGGAGTATTTCATGATTATACTTAAAACCCTTAAGTGGTCTAACTGCTTTTCCTACGGAAGGGATAATTATTTAGATTTAGAAAAAAGCATTATAGTACAGTTAGTAGGAGAAAACGGTGCTGGTAAAAGTACTATACCTTTACTTTTAGAAGAGGCTTTATTTAATAAAAACTCTAAAGGGGTAAAGAAAGTAGATATAGTAAATAGAAATAACCCAAAAGATGGTTATCAAATAATACTGGATTTCGAAGTAGCGGATAATAAATACTCTATTTCTGTCAATAGAAAAGCAAGTATTAAAGTAGTACTATTACGAAACGGAGAAGATATATCTTCTCATACTGCAACTAATACTTTTAAAACAGTAGAGAGCATACTTGGATTGGATTTTAAAACCTTCAGTCAATTAGTATATCAAAGCACTACTAGTTCTTTACAATTTTTAACTGCCACAGATACTAATAGAAAGAAGTTTTTAATTGAGTTATTAAATTTAGATAATTACTTAAAACTATTTGATAACTTTAAAGAAGCACATAAAGACGCACATTCAGAAGTAACAGAAATAAAAGGTAGTATAAATACTATTAAAGCATGGATAAAAAACAATCCTATAGTAAGTAATGTAAAAAAGGAATTATTAGAAGTTCCAGCCTCCCCGGAAGAATTAATATCTGAAAGAGCTTTAGTACAGGAAAGATTAGATAATATAAAAGATATTAATAATAAAATTAATGTAAATAACCAGTATCGAAATCATTTAAACGAAATCAATGCTGAAGAATTAACTAAAGAAACAGAAGAGCCAGACGGTATAGCAGATTTAAGAACAGAATTTGCTACTCTCAAAAATTTCACTGCTCAAGCCTTAGCTGCTATACAAAAAATGGATAAGTTAGGTACAAGTTGCCCTACTTGTCTACAAGAAATAAGAGAGGAAAAAGTACTAGAGCTAAAGGCGGAACAAACTGCAATTATTAAAACAAACAATCATAAGTCCGCAGAAATTCAGAGCGAAATTACTCGTAAAAAGGCTCAATTAAAAGAGCATGAAGAACATCAAAAAATTATTCAAAAATTTGAAAAATTTTCAAGTCTGGTAGACGTAAAATTGCCTAAAGTAACTGAGGATAAAACCGAATTAGAGAGAGAAATTGCCTCTTTAAACGAGAAAATTCATGAAAAAGAAAAAAGTATTAGGGATATATCAAATGAAAATAATGCTATAACCAAATTTAATACTGAATTGGACTATCTTACCTCTCAAGTAAAAGAATTTAAATTAAAGCTATTATTAGAAGAGTCTAAACTAAGAAAAACTAATGAAGTTTACGCAAATTTAGAGGTGCTCAAGAAAGCCTTTAGTACAAACGGACTAGTAGCGTATAAAATTGAAAATCTTGTTAAAGATTTAGAAGATTTAGTTAATAAGTATCTGGCAGAATTATCTGACGGTAGATTTGGACTTCAGTTTGCTATAACTAATGATAAGTTAAATGTAGTTATATCAGATGAGGGCAAAGATATAGATATCTTGGCTTTAAGTAGTGGGGAGCTTGCGCGAGTCAATACCTCTACACTATTAGCAATTAGAAGGTTAATGAGTACGCTTTCTAAGTCTAAAATAAATGCTTTATTTTTAGATGAAGTAATTGGCGTTTTAGATGATGAAGGTAGAGAAAAACTAATAGAGATTCTATTAAAAGAACATGAATTGAATACCTTTTTAGTAAGCCACGGATGGTCGCATCCTCTTTTAAGTAAGGCAAATGTTATTAAAACTGAAAATATCTCGAGAATAGAGTGGCAGTAAATAAAAGTAAAGCTAAAGGTACAAGAGCGGAAGCTGCAGCATGTAAAGTGCTCTCAGCACATACTGGGTGGAACTGGGAAAGAATACCTCTATCAGGTGCATTAGATGCAAAACATGGTTTAAAGGGCGACGTATATATTCCTAAAGAATTGAATAAGTATTGCGTAGAAGTAAAACACTACAAAGATGACCATCTTACAAGTAAAATGCTTACAAGTAAATCTCCACAAGTACTAGAGTGGTGGGAACAAACTGTAAGAGAGACGGAAGAAAATGAGGTAGAAAACCCCTTATTAGTATTT